ACCTTCCGTGAATAATCTTGTCAACAAACCACTTTCCATCCTCTGTGACATAAACAACACAGATAGCAGACTCATCCAACCGCTTCTTGGCATTACCCGCTTGTTTGGCAACCTCCTCAAACCCCGCTAAGTCAACAGAGATGAAATATGACCCCTTATTGGGTCTTTCCCCATATTTAATCCATTCTTCCTTGAAAACATCACTCCCCGCATTGGAGAACGATGCCATAAATTCTTGTTTAAAGGCAAATGTGGATAGAGTTTTCTTGGCAGACTCGATTTCTGATGGGTCGATTAGCGGATTGTCGGCAGTAGTGAAATGCCATGATTTCCAGTCTGAATCAGTATTTTCTTCTCCAAGTTTGTACAAGTCGTGAAACCAATTTCGCCCTTTTGGAGTTCCCAAAAATAGCGCACGACCCTTTTTATCGCTCAAACTGGCTCGAATAACTTGCTCCCATGCTTCAGGTTTGATGTCGGCAACTTCATCTAGCACCGCATAAGTAAGTGAAACTCCACGCAAAGTGTCAGGACGATCTGCACCCCTAACGTAGATTTTTGCTCCGTTAATCATCGTAATATCAAGATTGTTAACGTGACTAGCTTGAATAACATCCCTTCCCAAATCAAGCAACAAATCCCATATGATTTGCCGACTCTGCCCCATAGTAGGCGATACATATAGCACTGCAGACCCTTGAGGGCATCTTAGAGCTTCTATAATCAGCGTGATGGCACATAACCTAGATTTTCCGCATCGACGCCCAGCAGCAACGATTTTGAATCGGCTTTTGTCAGCAAAAACTTCCTGTTGCCAAGGTAGAAGCGAGAAATTTAAATCAGCCATTTTTTCCTTTGTTTAAGTATCCAATAGCATTGCTTAATAGATTTACATCATCATGGAACTTGCCAAGAGCAGTATTGCATAAGTCACAAAGTATTCCACGAACTTTATTAGTTGAATGGCAATGGTCTACTACCATTCTTGTCTTTTGCTCACCATATTCTTGTTTAGTGCCACATATAGCGCAACCACCACCCTGAGAAGCAAGCATTTGCTCAAAATCCTCTTGAGTTAAACCATAACTACGTTTTAAGTGACCTGAACGACAAGAAGCATAATGCCTAGCTCTAAACTCTTCATCTTCACGCATTTTTATAGCTTGCATATTGAGCTTTCTATTTTTAAACTCTTCATCCGACGCATACTTTTTTCTCTCAAGCAATGCCATACATTCCTTGCATCTAGGACGAACACCTTTTGTGCCATTAGCAATTTTGTAGAAAGCATCAAGAGGTTTTTCAATTTTGCAGTAAGTACATTTTTTCATACTGCAATTATACTCTTGCTTAAACAAGAATACAACTGAATGTTATTTAAACATCGGTAATGTCATCCGCCTCTATTACAGTAGGCTCTTCCCCCAATCCAGTGATGTTAATCGTTACAGCACTCCTCTGACTCTTATCCTTCTCAAACATACTCACAGGTAGAGTTCTGTCTAAACACATCTTCAAAGCCACTAATTGATGCGGATGCTCGTCATTCAACGCTATCTCTATCACCTTCTGAGCAACATCCTTACCTCCAGACCTAATCATCAACTCCTTAAGCTCCTTGAGCCTCTGGTGATCAGTCTTAGGCAGTATTGCAGGAGGATTGTCAGCAAACCTCTGTATCGTCATCTTCACAGAACCCTTTGGTCTTCCTCTTCCACGCTTTAGAGTCGTTTCCATGCTTTCCTTTCAATTTAGCTTTTTTTGAGGGTGGGGGGTAATTTCCCATTTTCCCTTTTTCGGTATAGGGGGTGTACCACAAATTTCTACCACCTCATCCCTACCCCTCCCCCCCATACATCACACTAGGGTTTCTACTACTGTCTATCTATACAGCTCAGGGTTTACCCTTACCAGGTCTAGATGCGAATGATTCTCATTTAGGTTTACTTGTGAGAGAGTTATCGATGCACCTTTTTAGGGTAACTTGATTAGGTTTGTCATTGTGTTATTCCCTTAGTGTTTCCCTTACCTTACCTACTATAGATTGATCTTTATTGGGGCTGTCCATTGTCCCGCGCCCTATATTTAAAATACTCACTGGCATATCAGGCCGAAACCCTTTGCTATGCGCCTCACTGTAGAGATCAAGTACGTTTTCAAACCCACGGCATAAATTACCCTTACCAGCAGCCAACAAGATCATTCTTTGAGGGTCTGACAATGTTCTTTGGAAGTATCGGGTTTGAGGGTTTGATGGTCTGCCCATGTTTTGCCTAAAAATTGATTTATTTAATTATTGCACACAATAGTTCCAAGGGTAAACCCTATTAGGGATTTGGAGGGGTCAATAGAATCAACAACTTACGAGAGTTGGCACGATTCTTTTATGCTATATATGTGAGAGGGTCGAAAAAATGCTCTCTCTTTTATCAACTCAATAGGTGTAAATATGACAAAAAGGCAATTACAGGTTTTACAGACCATAACTAATGATTCATGGCTGCAATGGAAGACGGGCCATCACTATGATGGATCAATGACTTTCAGCATTACACCTATCGGAGGCAAAATTTTGCTTCATGCTTCAAATACTGATTCGACAGAGTGGTATCAAAAACAAGTCATTATTCAAGCCATAGTAGGCCCTAAAGGTGGCATCACTCAATTTAAAGAGATTCTTTAAGGGGTAACTATGCAAAAACAATATATTTCTTTAAATGGCAAGCAATATAGCATTTTGATTCGTGATTGTGGAAACGTGGATATTTGCACAGAATGGGAAATTCCACATCCAAGTGATGCGGGTTTGGTTCACCCTCGAATGGTTCACCGATACGCTAGCGTCAGCCCATATGGGAAACTAGGCAAGAAAATACTCGCTAGTTTGCCAACAGAATCCCAAGCTCTTATCAATGGTATTTTTTAATTTATAGGTGTTAATAATGAAACTAGGAAAAACTCAAAAGATCGTATTAGACAGATTGTCTAAAGATTCATTTCACTCTGGCTGTGGCTGGCTGTGGAATAACTATAGTTCAACTGTCAGGATTTTAGATTCTCTTGTTTCCCGTGGGTTAGTTGAAAAGTCATTCATGGGCAAAATGCCAGTTTATAAAATCTCAGGAAAGTAAATTATGAAAAACTCAGTTTTAGACGTTCTCTCAGCAATTGCCATTGGTCTCTGTCTTTGTATAGGTCTACTGGCTTATTTTGACGTCCTGGTCAAATAATCTCTTTTTTCTTTTTTTAATAGGTGTCAATAATGAAAAATCCATACAAAACAATTTTGGCTGCGCGTGGCTTACCGTACAAAACAATTTTGGGTGAATCATCAGCAAAAACAATTAAGGGTGAAAAGATAGGTTATTTAACGGGGATCGTTTACCTTGTACCCGATGAAATACTCTGTCCTTTGGCTAAACTGGCTGGCTGCTTCGAGGGTTGCCTAAAAAGCGCAGGGCGTGGCGCATTCAATAGCGTACAAAAAGCCAGGGAAGCAAAAACACAGTTTTTTTACAATAATCAAGAAGCTTTCATGCTTTCACTGTGCGCTGATGTATGGTCTTTGGCTAATAAAGCAAAGAGAATCGGTTTAAACCCTTTGGTAAGACCTAATGGGACAAGCGATATCGTTTTTGAAAATATTATTGTGCATGATGGAAAAACAATTTTTCAATTATTCCCTGATGTACAGTTTTATGACTACACAAAACACCCTTCGCGCAAATTAGACGGAAAAACAGCGGGTAATTATGATCTTACCTATAGTTTTTCAGCGATTACCCCAAAACCGATATCAATTAAGGGTTTAACTAACCCTAATAATTCCCGTACGGCTGTAGTTTTCCAAAAACAAAGCGATATTCCTAATGATTTTCGTGGATGGCCCGTAATTGATGGGGACAATACCGATGTGCGTCACATAGAACCAAAATCCGTAGTTGTGGCTTTGTATGCCAAAGGGAAAGCAAAAAAAGATAATGGCGGTTTTGTTCAAATTAGGGGTGTTCATTATGCTTAAAACAATGAAAGCAAAATATTTCGGTAAATGCAAATTATCAGGCGCACTTATTAAGCCTGGCGATTATATTTTGTATGATACAAATACAAAAACAGCACAATTGCAACCCGATTCGGACACTATAACTTTCATCGGAGAGAACGGGCCATCTACTTTTTATAGAAATAAACGTGGTCGCTGCATCGATGCGCCATGCTGCGGATGTTGCACTATTTGAAGGGTTAAAAATGACACAATTACAAGCACTAACACAATGCCTAGTTTTGGCCTTAATTGCCCCTAATGAACAAAAAGCACAAAAAGCCAGCGAACTAGCGGAACAAATAGCCTTTGGTTTATCAGTAGATCAAGTTGAACAATGCAAAACTGATGCACTTGATTTTCTTGAAAAGGCTGGCTTATGATCTATGCAATAGCAGCCTTAATTATTAGAATTCTCTCTGGTAAACGATAAACCCACAACCCGCCATAAAAAGCGGGTTTTTTTACGTCTAAAATTTAAGGGGCTATAAGCCCTTTTTTTACGTCAAGCATAGTAGCTATGCACAAGCCCTAAAAAACGGCTTAAAAGGGGCTTGAATCGCTTTCTAGGGGCATTTCCTGAGTCAATCTGCGAATGGTAACGTCAAGGGCTGCCAATTCATCCATTTTTTTGATGCGCCATATAGCCTTAGTTCCGTGCCAGCTATTGTGACAATCACGGCATAAAGCGATCACGCAATATTGTAGTTTTTGCTCTATGTGATGTGCGTCTGAAATGCCTGGTGCGTCACATACTGAGCATGGCAATAGTTTTACTTTCCCAATATGCAACCTTTGCTTTGCGTTTAGTTTGTTGTTCATTGTGTGGCTTTTTGCTCGATACGGGCACTGTACTGGGCGGTTCTCCAGCACTCTACCCGTGCCTGTGCTGCGGTCATAAGCCACCGATACCGCTCCTCAAGCTCTACGGCTTGCCTGATGCCTTCTAAAATCTCGATGTATTCAGGGTGGGCATAAGCAAAGGTGTCCTGTTTTCCAAGCACCTCAGTACCAGCAAGGCTTTTTAATTGTGCATGTTTACTGCGTCTGTATTCGTCTAAATACATTCTGTCGGCTTTGGCTTTGGCATACAGTGGTGCTGTGTCGATTATGTATTGAATTGCTTTAGTAGGTTCGTTCATATATATCCTCAGTTTTGGGATTTTTCTTTATCTCTTCTATTTCTGGGTTTTTCAATAATCTAGCAAACAAATGCGCCCTTTCATAAGCATTATCTCCCATGAAAGAATTTTCATAATGCCATTTAAAGTTATACCAATGTTTGCCTTCTACTATCCATATTTCATGAGGATCAAATCTTATTCTTACTCTCATGTTTGTCCCCTTGGCTTAGTTCCCGCCCGAATAGCATCAGCGCAAGCCAATGCATCCCAATTCTTTCTTTGTTCATAGCAAAGTAAGGCGCACTCTTGTCGTTCATGTTCTGCTACTAATCTGGCAAAGGCTTGTAATTGCTCAGTGTAAAAAGAGTAAATGAATTCACCGCTTGGATGCACTCCAAATGCGGCTGTTTGTTGCGCCATCTTTTCTAATTCAGCTAACTTAATATTGCTCATATTATCTCCACGACTAAATCATTATTTGATTTAATATAATCTTTGGTTTTCTTAATATATCTCTCGAATTCAGATCGACTAATGCTTGATTGTTGTAAATCAGCATATTCGATTAAATCCCTTACTGCTTTAATACCTTCACCTGATAAACCCATCTTCTTTGTGTTTTGGTAGCGTTCTGCTGCTTGATGCAATGCATCTTGTGCTTTTTGGCAAACTGGTAAAACCTCATCTTTTCCAATGTTGTGCCTTGCCATCGTTTCACTTAGGTTTAAAACATCAACAAGGGTTCGCCAGTCTGTGACTGTTCCTTGTCCTTTGGTCATTGCTTCTAGGGCTGAGTATTCAAGCATTCTGAGCTTGTCTAGCTTGTCTCTGTGGGTGATTGACGCACCAATGATTGCGTGTTGGGTTGGGTCAATCAATGCCCAAACCTTGCGCTTAGTTCGCTTCCGCATTTTTCTCTTTTATCTTGCGCTCGATTGCACCAGCGTAGAAAACCCAATCAGCACTTAGGCAACCCCAATCTTCGGCTAGTTGCATATGTTCCTCTTCGGTTAAGTAAACCCAAGGCTTTTTGTTTTCCAGATGTAGGTCTATTGCGTCGAGTATTTCATCTTTAGTCATACATCCTCCATCTTGTAGTTCAGCTTGTGGTGCTGGAAACGCATAGCCGCTTCCATCTCTAGTTCTTTGAAGTGTTCGTCAGAGAATAGCCCTATGACATTGCGACCCTCAAACCAAACCTCTTTAATCGACTCGTTATAGGTGGTCTCACCATCGTTTTCATACTCGTAAACTACTGTGACGATCTCGCTACCTTCGCCTGTGGTTGTGTCAAATTCCCAAGTTTTTTCCATCATTGACTCCTGTTAAAAATTAAATGTTATTCCTGTTTTGCAAAGTTTTCTATTGGGACTTACCCTAATCCAAGCATTCTTTTATGCAAACATCTACTCCTGAAACACTTGAATAAACCTTGGAAACATGGATATTCACGATCTGAGAATCATCCTTGTAAACAACTCCATTCATAGCGTCTTCTACACTTTTAAGCACATTGGATGCATCTGGCTTCTTAATTGGCTTCTCTAAGCCGTTTAAACAGGCTTCTATGCGCTTTTTAGGCAAAGACTTAGGAATTGGCGCTCTGATGTACAAATACAGCGTTACAGGGGTTTCCAATGGTTCGCTACTTCCCATTGCTTCTATTGCGGCTTCTTTGATTAAAGACTCATAGTTTCTTGTTTTGTCAGGGGTGTAAGTTTGGACAAAGTTTCCACGTTTGGCATACCTTGCTCTTTGTTTGCCAACAGGGTCAGCGTCAACCTTAAAAGTGACCATGAATGTCATTTTAGGATTCTCCATGCTGTAGCCGCACATAAAGGCACTTGTCCATTGCCAATGGCTTTAAGTCTGTCCACCCTAGAGGCCACCCCATGAGCCACTCGACCCACGTTGGGTTCAGTTGACCACCATTTCCTGCTCCCATTAGCCGAGCCTCTTCGATTGTTGTGTTTTTGTTCAACAAATCCCAACTCCCACTCCCGCCACACATCCCCTTTGTCCGAGGTGTAGGCCAAGTTAGAACCGCTGTGCTGAGACTCGTTTGAGTGCCTTTCTTGCCCTCCCTGCGAATCTGTAGACCCTGCCTGGCCTCGCTGTGAACTGGTGTTGGCCACATTTCTTCCCTCTTTCTCAATGCTTTCCTGCTGTTGCTCCCACCATCTAATCCTGTCGTGTTGGGCGTGTGGAAGCTGTCCACGCCATTTGGCGACAATCCAGATTCTGTCCCTCTGATGGTTTGCGCCAATGTCTGCTGCTCCCAACACTCCCCATCTCGCATCAAACCCCATTGAGGCCAATTCTCCGAGAACAACTCCAAGTCCCCTAGAAGTGAGCATTGATGAGTTTTCCACAAACACATATCTTGGTCGTATTTCACGAATGACCCTTGCCATTTCTCTCCACATCCCGCTTCGCTCTCCCTCAATTCCGACTCCTTTTCCTGCGGCTGAGATGTCTTGGCATGGAAATCCTCCAGAAACAACGTCAACAATTCCTCTCCACGGCTTTCCATCAAAGGTTTGAACGTCATCCCAAATCGGGAAAGGCGGGAGAAGTCCGTCATTTTGTCTGGCGCACAGTACGCTTGCTGGGTATTGCTCCCATTCAACGGCACAGACTGTTCGCCATCCAAGGAGTTTTCCCCCAAGTATTCCTCCACCAGCACCTGCGAATAAAGCCAACTCATTCAATTTGTCCTTCTTTCATTTGACGCATATAAAACCTGACCCGATCCCTTGCTCCAGTTCCATAGATTCTTTCGCAACGCTCAAGCCTGGCACGAACGAAGTCGTTATCTTGTTTTGTCTGCCAAGTGCGGAATATTTCCCGTGCCTCGGCTTTTTCAAGAACAACTCTGTCGCCCTCATTGGATATGTTTTTTCGGCTGTATGCCATAGGTGTTTACTCTAGGTCGCCAGTAAGCTCTAAGGCTTTGTTAATCAGATGGAGAGGATAAGGAACACCCTCCTTAACCTTGTCCAACAGTTTCATTGCTTCAAAGTGGGACATTTTTTAGTTTTTTCTCTAAAACATAAGACCAAATAGCACCGCCAGAAACCTTGGCTACAAACTGAAGTGCAACAATTTCAGGCATCAAAACGCCAAACGCAATAGTTGGGAAAAGCAAAGAATCAACGGCAGCGCCAGCAGTATTTGAAACATTGGCTCGTTTGATCCATGAGCCTGTGGTTTTTACAAAAACTGCCCAATCTACCAAAGCCGCCACTAAGAACGAGACCGCAGAAGCTACTGCAATCATTCCTGCCGCAGGGTTTAACAAATAGGTTAAAGCACCTGTTCCCAATATCAAGCCTCCCATTTGCCATGTTTTGAGTCGAACATGAAGCCAATCACGCAATGTAAGGTCTAATCCAATCAGTAAAAAAGCGTTTATTGGGCTGATTGCTGGCCCAAATGTAGCCACCAAAAGGTTTGCGGCAATCATTGCCACGGCATATGTAATTAAAGCAAAAATCATAAAAGTGTTTCCTGTTCCATTGGTTGATAAAAATTCCATTGAGAAGGGGCATTAAATGCCTCGATCCTAGAACGCATGACTTGCGCTCTTGCTTCCTTAGTTGGTGGCAAATAATTTCCATGCTTCCAATGCACATCAATACCAACATTTCTGCCAATATTTGTGCTGTCAGCTGATGAAAATGGTAATTTGGTGAAAATTGCAGGGTCTAGCATTCTTAAACCATGCAGTTTGCAAGCAGGTCTTCCCATGTCATCACAAATGACTCTCATGGCTTGACTCATCTTGACCCACCAGTTTGATGTTCCTACTGTAGAAAACTCCCCAGAGCTACCAATACAGACTCGCAAATAAGTGTTTGCAAGTTGTTCAAGTCTCTCAAGGGATTCATGCATATGCCAAACTGGTGCGCCAAACCATGTCGGCAGCGGGCAGTCTTTTAGCAA